TTCCCACTCGGACATATTAACTCCAACTCGTAAGGATTGATACGGACATCTCGCAGCTGAGTAAGTCTCCAGACGCAGCGTTAAGAATACTTGGTGCGCTTATTGCGCCTACATTATAGGTCAAGGCCGATGCATTGAGTTTAGTAAACACGCCTACTACTGCATCTTCTATTCCATTGAGGTTGCCTTCATTGTCAAACAAAGGCACTGTAATAATAATCTTAAAGTTAGCCATCGGGCTTATTGTGATGTGCTGGTTATTGTTAGGAGTTAGGTACGGATCATCTGGTGACACAATTACAGAATTAGCCAGGACTGTTGCAGGCGGGAAAGCAAAGACTTGGTATTTAGTGTTATCTACTAGCGCAGTGGCTAAGGTAGTGCGAAGTGTCGTGATCGGTACTGGAGGCATTAGCCAACCATCGAACGCGGATCTAGTGCGTGAGCGATCAATCCTCGCACCTTAGCGAGAAGCTGTGCGCTCATTCGGTAAGGGCTTGGCTGGAAATCGACAGCGTTACTGCCTGAAAGGGTGGCTGTACGCGCTTGCCAGATCTCAACAGATATCATAAGAGCTGCGTTTTGTACTGCTGCATCAGCTGTCCAGTCTGTTGATGCGCTGACTGTAACTGTGCCATAAGGCCGAACTTCATGCTTAGGTGTTGCTGCTGGACTGCCTGTAATAGCAAAAGAAATTGAGTGATTGTCTACTGCTGTAATTGTTTTTGAGCCATTAAAATGTGCTTTGTTACCAGTTACAACAACTGTTTGGCCAACATAATATATTTCTTTTACAGATTCATCAAAATATAAAGTGCCTACTGTTGTAGTGTTTTCTTGTGCAATATTAAAATTTGTATATGCCCACAGCATAGGAAGTAGAACTGCGTCTGTGGCGTCGCATACTTCTTGGAGGGTGGCATCTGGATACAAAGTACCGACTCCGAGAGTGCTGCGGAGTTCTGCGACTGTTGTGAGTGCCATTCCCAATCCTTTCTAAAGACTCTGGGGATCAGAGGGCTACTGATCCCCAGAGCGACTTAGTGAGGCTTACGCCTTGTTATTCTTGAAGCATCCTGCCGCTACCTTAGTCGCGATTGCGCCATAGCCGTAGTAGCCGATTGTTACCTGTCCTGCTGCAGTTGATTCTGCGCGTAGGCGGTATGTTGGTGACTCGTACCATGTGTACGCATCTGGGTTCACAATGAGGATCGATCCATCTGTGTCAGTTCCAGCAGCAGTGTTAGGTGTTACATAGAGGTTTAGTCCTGCAACATTACCTTGTAGTGCTGTAGGTGCTGCAACTCCACCTGCGTTTTGTGGCTGTGAAGCTGTGTAGATAGGGCGTCCTGCATCGTTCAATGTCATGATGTTTGACCACTGTGAAGTGTTAACGATCATGTTGCGAGCGAATGGGTTTGGTAAGCCAAGTGTTGCGCCATAGACAGAAGCTGCACCGCGAGCAACTACTCCGAGAAGTTCGGCTGCTGTTGGGTAAGTAACTGTTGTGGTTGCATCTGCTGTTGCGCCAGAGATCAATGCTGCGTTTACTGCTGCATCTGTAGCCTTTGCGTAAGCTGCTGCCATGTTGCGCACTAGCTCATCAAAGAATGCTGGTGAAGTACGATCTAGCAATTCAACAGAAAATGTCTGTTGTCCAGCGTACTTCTTAACAGTTACTGACAAGAAATCTGATGTCTGATCTGTTTCATTGAATGCATTACCTTGTGCTGTTTCTGCAACAGTTGGCATTGCTGTGATCTTTGGGATCTCAAAAGTCATACCTGCATCTGGCAATACTCCACGAGAGATTGCTTCGATTGAAGGACGGATTGTTGTACCTAGTGGGTTGACGATTTCTGACAACTGGCGTGTTGGAACAAGTCCAGGGTTGTTTACTGTGCTATCTGCTGCTGCGATGTATTGACGAGCTGAGTCATCACCCATTGCTGCGCGGATAGTGTTTTCTACATACTTTGCAGTTGTTAGTTCAATGCGTGGCTGTGTAAAGTATGCTGCTGAAACAGTTGGGCGAGCAGCTTCAACCGCTGGTGCTTCAACTGGTGTTGCTTCGACTGCTGGAGTGGTTTGTTCCACGGTGGCTGTCTCGCTTTCTGTTGGTTGGATTGTTTCTTCTACAGCAGATTCTTCCGCTGCAATATCAGTAACCTGAGCAGACTTAAATGCTGGGTCAGTTACTAAACTTACTTCGATTAAGCGAGCAGCGGATACATAAGTCACGCCATCCTTAATCTTTGACTTGAGGACTTCTGCCCCGATTGATAGACCGCTCTGTAATCCTTCTTCTGCAAGGATCAAGGCTTCTGTACCGCGCTGTGAACGACTCACAGAAAAGACTGCGTTGATAGCATCTTCTGACTCTGAATAGTCAAGCATCTTGCCTAAAGGTTTTTTATTGTCATGCTGACTAAGCAGACGAATAGCACTAGCATCTGCAATCTGAATAGATCCAGACTCAAAGATAACCTTGCCCATGTTGGTAGATCCTGCTTCGACATTAAGAGGCACGATCTTGCCAGAGATAGTTCTATTGGCTGAGTCTGCTGTTAGTCCAACTGAGAAGGTAATTACTTGGTTCATTGCATACCATAGCTTCCATTAGGTGTTAGTTCAGTCATTCCCATAGCCTGCTCCTGGGTAATAAGATCAAGGCTAAGCAATTTCTCAATTACTGCTAGTTCTTGCAGTGGATCAGTGCGTAAGAAGTTCTTATCGATGTCAAACAATACGACATTACCGCGAGCAGTAATATCATCCATAGACAGGCGATCTTCAATAGCACTAATAAAAGGCTGTAGAGATAGTGTTAGGAATTGCTTACGCTCATCCTGCACATTGGCATAAGTCATAGAGTTATTCTGATCTGCTGAGACATAGTAAGCAGGCACATTGCAAAGACGAGCAATATCAGTAGCCAGGTTGAATATTGCGTCACCATACATCATGTCTTTAGGAGAGAATGACACAGGATTATATTCAAGTGTGGATGTTAAGTAAGCAGTGCTGCGATTAGTACGAGCAGTCTTCCAAGCAGCTAGTAGTCCAGAGACTTCTTTAGGATCTAGATCAGCACCTGTATTTTTAATGTAACCGCTTGCCATAGGAGTAGCTGCTGCAATAGTTGCTGCCTTCTGCACATCAATAGCAGAGCGAATTGTAGAAGTACCAGTGTTAAGAATGCCATCGCTTAGGGATTGGAAAGTAATTAAAGATCCTAATCCGTCCATAGGTAAAGTAGTTCCATCAACTGCATAAGACTTAACAAAGACATTATCGCGATCAAGTGTTGCAGTTACTCTGCTGTTAGCAATCCACTCAAAGCGAGAAGGGCGACCATCCTCTTGATAAACTTCGACCACTTTCCAGAAGGCTTGACCATAAAACAAAAGTGAATCAACTGTGTAAGCAATAGTTACAGATCGTGGCTGTGAGTATGAAGGTTGGTCGAGCCACAAAGGACTGCCCAACATTTCGCCTGTTGATTTCTTGTGCAGCATTAAAGGTATTGTGCCAATAGTGCCAGCTAATAAATTACGGCATCGTGCTAAAGCAGGCACAGACATTGCTTCTGTTCTGCCTACATAGGCGAACTGAAAGGGCATTGCATAAGGTGAATACTCGCCAAGTACTTGTGGCGCGGACTGAGCTTGTAATTGTGGCTTAGACTCTAGCCCAAATGCTTGCAGTAATTTACCCATAGACAGAAAGTGTAGCATTTGTCAAGAGATTAGACAATGTGCTAGGGCGTGTCTAAGTATAGATTTGTGGTTTAGCCACAGGGATCATTAACTTACTGACTACCATCGCCAAGCCAATAGGTGCAGAAATATCTCCAGCAGACTTGCGTTTAATTATGCGCCACGCGCTGTCATTGACTTTAGCTGCACAGTTATTCATCTGTTGGATCAGTTCTGCCTGCCCATTGTGGACTACGCGAGTCAATGACAACTAAGCCCAAAAAGCCCAAAGCCATACGAGGGGCAACTAAGCCAAGGCTTCACAGTCCACTTCTCAAGGGCGATAACAAGCTGCAAGATGTCAAAGACCTGTGCGAGATTGTTAAAGTTCCGCTTATGCCTTGGCAGGAGTTCGTATTAAAGGACATGCTTACTGTGGACAAGAATGGCCTATGGATTCGTAAGACAAACCTGATCTTAGTAGCCAGGCAGAACGGCAAGACTCACTTAGCGCGTATGCTGATCCTGGCTCACCTCATTAAGTGGAATACCAATGTCCTAATCATGAGCTCTAACCGATCTATGGCACTAGATACCTTCCGACAAATCACCGACCTATTGGAGAACAATGACCACCTTAAAGGATTCGTCAAACAGATCCGACACGCTAACGGAACTGAGTCGATTGAAATGCTCTCTGGAGCAAGGCTTGATGTTGTCGCAGCAACTAGAGACGGCTCTCGCGGTCGTTCAGTCAATGGACTCCTCTACATCGATGAAATACGAGAGATCACAGAAGATGGATTCCGAGCTGCTACTCCTGTCACTAGAGCTCACCCAGGCAGCCACACGCTACTCACGAGTAATGCGGGAGACGCTTTCAGCACTGTACTCAACGATCTCAGAGAACGCGCCATTGACTACCCGCCCAAGTCATACGGATTCTATGAGTACTCAGCACCGCAGTACTGCAAGATAAACGACCGCAATGCATGGGCTCTGGCTAACCCCTCATTGGGGTACACAATCACGGAGGAGGCGATTGAGGAAGCGATCGCTACTTCTCCTATTGAAAATACGCGCACTGAAACGCTATGTCAATGGATCGATTCTCTAAGTAGTCCTTGGCCTCATGGCGTACTAGAAGACACATCCGATAGCACGCTGGAAATGGCTGTCGGGGCTTATACTGTATTTGGTTTCGATGTCAGTCCTTCACGCAGGAACGGATCATTAGTCGCAGGACAGCTACTCCCAGATGGGAGGATTGGCATCGGAATCTTAGAGACTTACAGCTCTCAGGTTGCTATAGATGAACTAAAGATGGCGGCATCGATCAAGGCTTGGTGCGACATCTATAAGCCTCGCTTAGTCTGCTTCGACAAGTACGCCACACAAACTATTGCAGATCGACTAGCTAACGCTGGAGTAATGACAGAGGATGTCTCAGGTCAGCAATTCTATAAAGCCTGTGGAGATCTATTAGAAGGCTTGGTCAATGCTCGCGTAGTCCACAATGGGCAGGCAGAACTAATCCAGCAGATGAATAACTGTGCAGCTAAAGTCAATGACAGCGCGTGGCGCATAATTAAGCGCAAGTCTGCTGGAGATATCTCTGCACCTATTGGCTTGGCGATGGTAGTCAGTAAGTTAATGATCCCTGTGGCTAAACCTCAAATCTATACTTAGACACGCCCTAGCACATTGTCTAATTGCTTGACAAATGCTACACTTTCTGTCTATGGGTAAATTACTGCAAGCATTTGGCCTAGAGTCTAAGCCACAATTACAAGCTCAGTCTGCGCCGCAAGTCCTTGGCGAGTATTCACCTTATGCAATGCCTTTTCAGTTCGCCTATGTAGGCAGAACAGAAGCGATGTCTGTACCGTCTTTAGCACGATGCCGCAATTTATTAGCTGGCACAATAGGCACAATACCTTTGATGCTTCACAAAAAATCAACAGGAGAGATGTTAGGCAGTCCTCTTTGGCTTGACCAACCTTCATACTCACAGCCACGATCTGTAACTATTGCTTACACAGTTGATTCACTCTTATTTTATGGTCAAGCATTTTGGAAAGTCGTAGAAGTTTACCAGGAAGATGGCAGACCATCTCGCTTTGAGTGGATCGCTAACAGCCGAGTAACTGCAACACTTGATCGCGATAATGTCTTTGTTAAGTCTTATGCAGTTGATGGAACTACTTTACCGATGGACGGATTAGGATCTTTAATTACTTTCCAATCCCTAAGTGATGGCATTCTTAACACTGGTACTTCTACAATTCGATCTGCTATCGATGTGCAGAAGGCAGCAACTATTGCAGCAGCTACTCCAATGGCAACTGGTTACATTAAGAATACTGGTGCTGATCTAGATCCTAAAGAAGTCTCTGGATTACTAGCTGCATGGAAAACTGCTCGCAATAATCGCAGCACTGCTTACTTGACATCCACACTTGAATATAACCCAGTGTCATTTTCGCCTAAAGAAATGATGTACTCGGACGCCATTTTCAACCTTGCTACTGAAATTGCCCGATTATGCAATGTGCCTGCCTACTATGTCTCAGCAGATGCTAATAACTCTATGACTTATGCCAATGTGCAGGATGAGCGTAAGCAATTTTTGACACTATCTTTGCAGCCATTTATTAGTGCTATTGAGGATCGCCTGTCAATGGATGATATTACTGCTCGCGGTAATGTCGTATTGTTTGACATTGATAAAAACTTCTTACGCACTGATCCACTGCAAGAACTAGCAGTAATTGAGAAATTGCTTAGCCTGGATCTTATTACCCAGGAGCAGGCTATGGGAATGACCGATCTAACACCTAATGGAAGTTATGGTATGCAATGAACCAAGTAATTACCTTCTCAGCTGGACTAACAGCAGACGCAGCCAATAGAACTATCTCGGGCAAGATTGTGCCTCTTAATGTTGAAGCAGGATTGACCAACATGGGCAAAGTCATCTTTGAGTCTGGATCTATTCAGATTGCAGATGCTAGTGCTATTCGTCTGCTCAGTCAGCATGACAATAAGAAACCTTTAGGCAAGATGCTCGACTACGCAGAATCAGAAGATGCCATCAACGCAGTCTTTTCTGTAAGCCGATCACAGCGCGGTACAGAAGCCTTGATCCTTGCAGAAGAAGGATTGCAGTCAGGTTTAAGTATCGGGGCAGAAGTCCTGAAGTCAAAGATTAAGGATGGCGTGACTTATGTATCCGCTGCTCGCTTGATCGAAGTAAGTTTAGTAACTGACCCAGCATTTAAGTCTGCTCAGGTTACTGATATTGCAGCGGAAGAATCCGATGTAGAAGAAACAATCCAACCAACAGAAAGCGAGACAGTCGTGGAAGACACTACAGTCGAAGCAGCACCAGTAGAAACAGCGGCTGTAGAAGCTGCTCGCCCTACAGTTTCAGCAATGTCATATACAAAGCCACGCATCGAATTGACAGCAGCTAAGTATGCAGAAAACTCAATTCGTGCAGCACTAGGTGATGAAGATGCTCGTCAGTACATCATCGCAGCAGACAGCACAGTAAACAATCCTGGTCTAGTACCAACACCACAGTTAACTGAATTAGTTAACCCACTTGGAACAACTATTCGTCCATCTATTGAAGCAATCTCTCGTGGAGTATTGCCAAATGCTGGAATGACCTTTGAGGTTCCAAAGATTTCAGCAATGCCAACTGTTGCAGAAACAGCACAAGGTAATGCATTCAGCGAGACAGATTCAACATCTGAATTCTTAACAGCAACTGTCAAGAAGTACGCTGGACAACAGACATTCTCTGTTGAACTTTTAGATCGTACTTCTCCAGCATTCTTTGATGAACTAGTTCGCAACATGGCAGCAGCTTATGCCAAGGCTACAGATGCAGCAGTAAATGCAGCAATCATCTCTGGTGCGTCACTAGATGCGACTACAACAGTTACATTCCCAACAGCAGCAGAATTGCTGGGCATTGTTGCTCGCGGTGCTGCTTCTGTTTACAATGCAACACTAGGTCTACCAAATCCATTTGCTCGCAACATGATCGTAAACACTTCACAATGGTCAAACATCATGACACTAAACGACAGCGGGCGTCCAATCTACAACGCATCACAGCCACAGAACGCAGGCGGTGTTGTAACACCTACAGCCCTTCAGGGTAATGTTGCAGGACTTAACCTCTATGTCACACCTAACACAGCTTCAGGTACAGACACAGATGGTTCAATCTTGGTTGTAAACCCAGATGCTTACACATGGTACGAGTCACCAACTTACCGCCTACGCGCAGAAACAACTGCTTCAGGACAGGTAACAATTGGCTACTACGGCTATGGCGCAATCCTCACCAAGGTCGGCGCAGGCGCATTCAAGAATAACAAGGCGTAAGCCTCACTAAGTCGCTCTGGGGATCAGTAGCCCTCTGATCCCCAGAGTCTTTAGAAAGGAATAGGATGTCAGTTACAACAGTCGCAGAACTTCGCAGTACTCTCGGAGTCGGTACCTTGTATCCTGATGCCACCCTTCAAGAAGTGTGTGACGCATCTGATGCAGTCCTACTTCCAATGCTTTGGAATAACTATCAATTTAATATTTCACAAAGCAATACAACTACAGAGGGCACTCTTTTCTTTGACATACCTATTAAAGATGTTTTCTATGTAGGGCAGGTAGTCGTAATTAGTGGCAATGCTAGTCCGCACGATGGTTCTAAGACACTGACTGGTGTAGACGATTACACAATTACTTATGCAGTTACAGGATCACCAACAGCAGCTGTAGAACACGCAGTAAACCCATTTGGTCAAGTAGCAGGCACAACTAATGTAACTTGGACTAATGACATGGCAGTACAGAACGCATCTCTTATGATATCTGTTGAAATCTGGCAAGCGCGTACAGCCACCCTTTCAGGCAGTAACGCTGTCGATTTCCAGCCAAGCCCTTACCGAATGAGCGCACAGCTTCTCGCTAAGGTGCGAGGATTGATCGCTCACGCACTAGATCCGCGTTCGATGGTGGGCTAATGCCTCCAGTACCGATCACGACACTTCGCACTACCTTAGCCACTGCGCTAGTAGATAACACTAAATACCAAGTCTTTGCTTTCCCGCCTGCAACAGTCCTGGCTAATTCTGTAATTGTGTCACCAGATGATCCGTACCTAACACCTAATAATAACCAGCACATCACAATAAGCCCGATGGCTAACTTCAAGATTATTATTACAGTGCCTTTGTTTGACAATGAAGGCAACCTTAATGGGATAGAAGATGCAGTAGTAGGCGTGTTTACTAAACTCAATGCATCAGTCTTGACCTATAATGTAGGCGCAATAAGCGCACCAAGTATTCTTAACGCTGCGTCTGGAGACTTACTCAGCTGCGAGATGTCCGTATCAATCCTTACGAGTTGGAGTTAATATGTCCGAGTGGGAA